TTGCGAATTAGACGTTTACAGGGATTTAATCACTAGAGATATACCAATACAACACCCAGAACTTAAAAACACTGTAAATAAGCTAGTTAATAAGCTTGAGCGAAATTGTTACTCGAACGTAAAGAAAGAGAATATTAATGTTGCCGTTGGGATTGTAAATCTAAAGTCTAACCACGGTTGGACAGACCGCCAACATATCGAACAAAAACAAACCAATATTGATTTATCAGGTTTAACAACGGAGGAGATAAAGGATTTATTAAATGAATAAAAAAGAAGCAATAAAGGAACTATTAAGGGCGGAACTCTCAAGAAGAAATTTTTGGGAGTTTTGTTTATTTTATGATGGGGAATTTTTCCAAAAACGAATATTTTTAAAGAAAGTTGCGGACGCTTTCCAATTAATAGAAGAGGGTAAGATTAACAGCTTATCTGTATCAATGCCACCAAGAGCGGGTAAATCGTATATAACGACTTTGTTTAGCGCATGGAGTATAGGCAAAACACCGCAAGAAAGTATAATGCGAAATACTTGTACAGCTACACTATATTTAAAGTTCAGTTACGATGTTAGGAATGTAGTAAAAACCGAAAAGTTTTCCAAAGTTTTTCCCGATGTAAGGCTATCCGACGATAAAGCAAATTTACAGGGGTGGAATACAAATCATAGTAAGCAAGTAGGTTATTTCGGTGCTGGTGTTGGTGGTACAATTATCGGTTTTGGAGCAACAAAGTTAGCAATTACGGATGACTTGTATAGAGGTGTTGAGGATGCAATTTCTGATAATAGCAACGATAAGATTTTGCAATGGAAAGAAGCTACGCATGATAGCCGATTAGAGCGTAATTGTAGAAAAATTGATATTGGTACTCGTTGGAGTATTAACGACGTTATCGGGCGAAATTATGAAGCTGGGAGGTATGATTTAAGTGTAATTATTCCAGCTTTAGACAATGAAGATAAATCGTTTTGCGAGGACGTTATGACTACCGAGCAATATCACGAAATACGTAGCCGAATAAACCCCGATATTTGGAGCGCGGAGTATCAACAACAGCCTGTTGACATGAAAGGTAGATTATTTAGTGGCTTAAATAAGCTATCAAAGGAGGAATTTAACAGCATTAAAGATAAGATTGAGGGTTATGTTGGTTACATTGATGTAAGCGACCAAGGAACAGATTTTACAGCTTTGGCAATTGGGGGAATAATGGACAATAAGGTGTATATTGTTGACTATGTATTTACCCAATCCAACACCGATTTAACCTTGCCAATGTGTGCCGAAAAATTAAGCGAATGGGGGGTTAAATATTGCAGAGTTGAGAGTAATAGTATGGGTGCTATGTTTAGCCGACAATTGCAGAAGTTAACCACTACCCGAATACTGCAAGTAAACAACACTCGTAACAAGATTACACGTATCATAATGGAAAGCGGTTTTATTATCCAATCATTTAATTTTGTAATGTTAGAAAATAAAGAATATCATCAGTTTATTACTAATGTAGAGGGGTTTAGTAAGGAGGGTAAGAACAAAACAGACGATGCACCCGACTGTTTAGCTGGGTTATCTATGTTTTTAAAGTCTTTATTTCCTAAAAATTTCGCTTAAAACTGCGATACTGGTGGTTTAATTTCAATGGTGCTAGTTATTGCTGTTGCTTGTTCTCTCGAAATACCAAACGAAATAATCAATATTTCTGTAGCACTTTCTCGGCTTAAAATACCCTCGCTAATTGCTTGAGCTACTTGTACCATTGAAGTTACTTGTGCACCATTTAACGATTGAACTGGTGCGCCTTGCTCCTCCTTAATTGGGTAGCCTAACTCATTACGTGCTTCAGAGCTATCAATTACACCGCTTTGAAACAACGATAAAACAACAGCAGATTTACTGGCTTCATCCTCTTGCAATACAGGAATATGCGAAAAATCAGGTTTTAAATACAAGCCTTGAGCCGTTAAACCTAGCTGTTGCGACATAGTTTGGTACATTTGGGTAACCTCTGGAATAATAGCATCTTGATAAGCCATTCGCATACCTTGCTGAACATTGCTCATAATACTATCATTTGCGTTTGAAAACACGTATTTGTTTAATCCATAAGCGTCAATAATAGCCATTTTATCCTCGTTCAACTCCTCGAATAACATTAAATCCCTAGTAGGGTAGCTCATAGGAGTCCATTGGATGTCTGCTTCTGTAAGCACTAATTTATCTTTATTTCGGCTCACCCAATCTTTGCGAATTTCGTCTTTTTCCTCGGGTGTCATTGGGATAGTTCCACCCATATCCGATTTCTTACTTGACAAAATACCGATTGCACCCATATTTTCAAGTATAACATTACGCTTGTTGTAGGTTGCCATGATATTGGATAGTGGATATTTCAATGTATCAATCCTATTTATCGAATTGATTAAATTAATACCGTCGGGGGTGTTCATATACACCATATCTTGCAGCTCGATTTTTTCCATTTTTTGGCTATCATACCAAAACTCGAAATTCTTAATCAATCCATCTTTGTCGATTTGGTTAAGAAATTTTCCTGTACCAACGATTTTAACTTGATTAGCTGGTAAAGGCATAATTAAATTACGAATATCAAAGCTTCTTTTCGGGCAGTAAGCAAATGAATTATTAAATAAGCCATCGTTTACAGCCAACGAATATACAACATCCGACCAGCTTTGTGTGGGATTTGGATTGTTGATTAAATCTAACATCCAATGGCTTTCAATAATGTTACCCTCTTTGTCACAAAGTACGGGTTTGCCACTACTCATCATTATAGCACGTTTATTAATTACTGCCCTAAGCTCGGGAATAGTAATGTATAAATCGTATGGTTTACTTGTATCTACCCATTGGGGCTTAGTATTCCCCCAGAATTGGTTACTTGTGCGTTGTATCATTTTTAACAAGTTATCATTTCTCCCACTTGTTGCGCCAAAAACCGAAGTCCAAAAATTATTATTCATATTTTTTTTTAATGTTTTGGTAAAATTACGTATTTTTACGTAAATTTGCGTATAAAACCGTATTTAATGAATAAAAATTTTACTCAATACAAGACTAAAAGCATAACTGAGATTAAAGATTTATCACTCGGTAAGCGTGAAGTTGCTATGTATTTAAGCAAATTCGGGGTGTTAGATAGTGATAACGATATTATCATTAAGGGTGCGTTTAAGCGTAGTTTGTTAGATAGGGGTGTGGATAGTGCTAGTAATAGAAAGATAGCCTTTTTACGTTACCATGATTGGCAACATCAAATCGGTAAGTTTATTCGATTAGAAGAAGATGATTTAGGTTTATTTGCGGTAGGTAAATTATCAACATCAACTAAGGGCGAGGACGCTTTAAGAGATTACGAAGAGGAAATAATTAAGGAGCACTCTATAGGTTATCAATATTTAACCGACCAAATCCGTAAAGTAGGCGACAATTTTGAAATATTCGAGGTTAAGTTATTTGAGGGTTCTGCGGTAACCTTTGCAGCGTGTCAAGAAACCGAAGTATTAGCAATTGGAAAAAGTGAAAATAAAATCCAATTGGTTGAAAAATACGCTAAAGAAATTGAAATTGTTACAAAATCATTAATAAATGGTAAAGGCACGGATGAGCGTCTTTATAATTTAGAAATGAAATTAAAATACTTAAATTCTCGATTAGTTGACCTTGCAATGATGCCGACAGTTACAAGTCCCAAAGCTGAAAGCCCCAAGCAAGTTAATGTGAAATCACAATTTAACTGGGACAAATTAAATAAATTAATGTAAACTTAAAAATCAAAAAAATGCAAGAAAATGAATTAACACCCGAACAAGTGGTGGCAAAATTTGAAGCGAAAATCGGTGAAGCGACTAAAGGTTTAGTTGGCGTAGCTGAAATGGACGCGGTTAAATCGCAATTATTAGCGGTTAAAGAATTAACTGAAAAAAACAGTGGTTCGAATGAATTAAAAGCTAAATTTGTAGAGCTTGAAAGTTCTGTTTTAGCACTTAAAGAGGTTGCTAAAAACGCACCGCAAAAAGCTAAAACTTTAGCTGGTATTTTATCCGAAAAATCGGCAGAAATTAAGGAAGTTTTAAAATCAAACAAAAAATTTGAGTTAGAAATTAAGGCTCAACAAGACCCGAGCGACATTGGTACTCGTACCGATTACGCAACTTTCTTGCCTAACACAGTATTTAAGCCCGTAAGAGCTACAAGAATTATCGATTTATTCCGTAGAGTTCCTGTTTCAACTGAATATGTTAAA